TGGTCATCCGAAGGCTCGAAATCTTTTTAGCGTGGAAAATTTGACGACCTTAACAACTTCGCAAGTTGGTTTACTATGTAGTCGTAGGGACTTAACAAATAGGCTAAATGTTCATTACTTTTGCAGACTTAGCAAAGCTGAAAGGCGTTAGCAGATCAGCGGTTTCGCAGAGAAGGCAAACGGGAATATTAAAGGATGCAATTGTTAAGGTGAACGGTCGGGAGTTACTTAACAAAGATGAAGCGGTGAGATTATGGGAACAAAATAGTGTTCCAGCTCCAAACCCAATTACAGCTCAGACGAAGAAAGAATTAAAGAAACAAGTTGATGGAATGGCAGCGGATGAAATACCTGATTTCAATATTTCACGTGCGAAGAAAGAATTTTATACAGCAGAATTAGCAAGGATACAGGTAGAACAACAAAAGAAAGAATTGATAAGTGCAAAGGAAGTTGAAAAGAAAAGTTTTGAAATGGCGGTTGGGATACGAGAAGCATTTTTAACGCTACCTGATCGGGTTAGTAATTTATTTGCTAGTGAAACTGATGCGTCAGCAATTGATTCTGTTATGCGTCAAGAAATTCATAGTTGTTTAGAAAGATTTATAGAGGCAGCATGAACCCATTTCAGAAAGGATTTATAGAGGGCATTATCCCGCCTAAACCGATGACGGTTAGCGACTGGAGCGATAAAAATCGAAGGTTAAGCAGTAAGGGAAGTAGCGAGCCGGGACCGTGGCGAACAGATAGAACGCCATATTTAAAAGAGCCAATGGATTGTTTATCGGTGACGAATACCGATGTTCAAAGAGTTGTAATGATGTTTGGCGCTCAAACAGGCAAAACAGAAGCGGGTATTAATTTCCTCCTTTATACGATTGATCATTGCCCTAGTTCTGTTCTTTGTGTAGCTGCGTCGTTAGACATGGTGAAAAGAATGAGCCGTCAAAGGTTAGAGCCTGCCTTTGAAGAAACGCCCGTTATAAAAGCGAAGATTGCCCCGCAAAGATCAAGGGATGCTAGTAATTCAATGTTTATTAAAGAGTTTCCGAATGGAATATTGATGTTGACAGGTAGTAACAGCCCCGCCGGATTGCGTAGCGCCCCCGTTAGATATTTATTCCTTGATGAAATTGATTCATACCCTTCAGATGTTGCGACCTCTGGGGGAGCTTCAGAGGGTGATCCCGTTGAATTAGCAATTAAAAGAACATCGACTTATAGCCGTAGAAAAATATTAATGACGAGTACACCAACAACAAAAGATTTCAGCAGGGTTGAAAATGAATATTTAGCGTCAGATATGCGTAAATTTTGGGTTAAATCTCCTTGTTGTGGAAAATATCAAACACTTGTTTGGGGTCAGATGAAATGGGAAAACCGCGATGCGTCTACGGCTAAATATGAGTGCGTACATTGCGGAGAAAGATTTGACGAAACACATAAAACCGCATTGTTAAGAGAGGGGGAATGGAGAGCAGAAAAGCCAATGACAAGGAAGACGGCAGGGTTTCAAATGAGTTCTTTATATAGTCCGGCGGGTTGGTTAACTTGGCCTGAATTAGTAGAAGAATTTCTACGGTCAAAAGATGACGCGCCTTTATTTAAGACCTTTGTTAATACTCGTTTAGCTGAAACATTTGACGAAAGCTATCAATCACAATTATCAGCCGAGGCGCTATTAGAACGGTGTGAAAAATATATGCCCGGAACTATCCCGGAGGACGTTTTGTTTTTGGTGGGTGGTGTAGATATTCAGGGTGGAGGAGGAACAAAAGACGAACGTATCGAAGTTAGTACTTGGGGGATAGCTCCAGACGAACACATGTATTTAATTCAGCATGACGTTATCTATGGCGATCCAAATCAAGGGACGGTATGGGAGGGGTTAGATATATTACTGACAAATGAATATGAACATCCAAACGGCGGTAAGTTAAAAATTGAATGTTGTGCAATTGATACAGGTGGTTTAGCAACGCAGGCCGTTTATAACTATTGCCGTCAACGTCAAGGGCTAGGGGTAATTGGAATTAAAGGAAGCAGCCAATCAGGAAAACCAGCAATCGGGCGCGGTTCACGGGTTGATCTTAATTACAGGGGTAAGGCAATAAAAAAAGGTGTAATTGTTTATATGGTTGGTTCAGATACGATAAAAGACGTTTTGTTTGCTAGACTAAAATTCAATGACAAACTGCATTTTCACGCACAAACGACGGAAGAATATTTTAAACAATTTACAGGTGAAAGACGGGTATTAAAGAAAAACGGTAGAGGTACGGAATACGTTCAGAAAAAGAATCAAAACGTAGAGGCGTTGGATACTGCTGTTTATGCTTATGCAGCCCTTAATCATCTCTATCAACGCTTTCCTCGCGGTAAAATCTATCAAATCTTTGCTAATCGACTCTTAAAATCGCTTAATTCAACTAAGGAAAATACGCTAAACTCTAAGAAACCTACGTCTAAGCAGGGTTATGTTCACAAATGGTAAGGGGTTGCGATGAGTATTCCGGCAAGCTTTCGTTCAGGCTCAACTATTAAATGGCGTGATGATGCTGTTTCTGATCCCTTTGGCGAACCCATGCAAAGTACCGATGGATGGGCGTTAAAGTATTACATTCGGACAAATGCAGCATTAGGACATACCGCAACAGGAACCGCATACGGAACAGGTTGGGAATTTACTATCAGCGCTACGTCAACAGCGTCATTAACGGCGGGTGATTATTTTTGGCAATCAGAAGCATCGAAAGGCGCTGAAAAATATGAAATAGGAACGGGTCAATTAGAGATTTTGCAATCGCTTACCTATACAGGCAATGCAACCGCTATTAATGACAAGTCACAAATTCAACAAGATTTAGAAGCAATACAATCAGCAATTAGAACGTTAGTTAGTGGGGGTGTTGTTAAGGAATATTCAATTGGAGGACGCAGCCTTAAGAAATATGAGTTATCGGATTTGATGACTTTAGAGAGTCGATATAAGTTCCAATTAAAGAGAGAACAAAAGGCGCAAGATATAGCAAACGGTCTAGGTAATCCACATCAAATTTTAGTTAGGTTTTAATCATGGGAATTGCAAACGCTTGGCGTGAATTGTGGAGGGCTAACCCTTCGACAATAGAAAAACCTGTTAAGCAACGTACTTATGCAGGGGCGCAAATGAGCCGCCTTACTAGCGGTTGGGTTACATCAACTAACAGCGCAGACAATGACATTAAAGGTAGTTTGAAAAAGCTACGGAATAGGTCAAGGCAGTTAATCCGCGATGTTGATTATTGCAAAAATGCAGTTAGAGCAATTACTGACAATGTTGTTGGTACTGGTATTAGGTTGCAATCGCAAATCAGGCAACAACGAGGCGGTAAATACAATCAACGTTTAAACGATCAAGTCGAAAAAGCGTTTGAGGAATGGAGTCATGCGGATTCATGCGACGTAGCTGGAAAACTTTGTTTTAATGATCTTTGTCGGTCAGCGGTTTCAAACTGGGTTGAATCAGGGGAAGTATTTATAAGAATTATTAGAGGTAAAACATTTGGTAATAGCTCTATTGCTTTAGCTCTTCAATTGTTAGAGAGCGATATGGTTGACGAGGATTATCAAGGTAAAGCGCCTAAAGACCATGAATGGCGAATGGGTGTATTAGTCGATAAATGGGGTAGACCTAAAAAGTACGCTGTATTTTTGAGACATCCGGGGGACACCTTGTTTGTTGGTACGCCTGCTAATCAAAAACGACATATCTTTATTGATGCAAAAGACGTAATTCATTTAGCCAAATTTGAAAGACCCGGACAAACTCGCGGGGTTCCTTGGTTATCCTCTGCGATTCAAAGGATGCACCATTTAGAAGGATATGAACAGGCAGAAATAATTTCTAAGCGTATTAACTCGGCTCAAACCGCATGGATACAAAGTCCAGAGGGTGAACTAAACGGTGATGATGTTGTTGACGGTGAAAGAGTGTATGACCTTAGTCCCGGTCAGGTGAACTTTCTTGCGGCTGGAGAAACCGTTCACGTTCCAAATTTAGATAATAATTCTGGTCAATTTGAACCATTCTTAAGGGCAATGTTAAGGGCGTTGAGCGCTGGTATCGGTGTTAGTTATTCAACCTTGTCTAGAGATAGCAGTCAGTCTAATTACAGTTCGAGTCGATTAGATTTGTTACAAGATCAGGAAGCGTTTAAGGCGATTCAATATCAATTAAAGGAAGTTTTCTTAGAAGTAATTTTTAAAGAGTGGTTAGAAGTTGCTGTTCTATCTGGATCATTAGAATTACCAAATTATCAAATGCAACCGAAACTTTACCAATCGGCTCGGTGGATGTTTAAAGGCTATGGGTGGGTAGACCCAATGAAAGAAACACAAAGTAATCAACTTGCAGTTTCAAGCGGTTTTAAACTTCAATCTGAGGTTTTGGCGGAGCGCGGTTTAGATCTAGAGGAATTTTTAACAGCTAGGAAAAATGAGATAGATATGGCACAACAATTAGGGTTAAATTTTGAGCCTCAGCTAAATACGCCTAAGCAGACTAAAGTAGACGAAACTAATACTCAAGATAACGACGATGAAACGTGATTTTGAAAACCAATTAGTTCAACGTGGTTTTGCGTTGGATGTAAGGGAGGTCGAAAAAGAAGATCGAACCCTTGAATTTCCGTTTAGTTCTGAAGAGCCTGTTACTCGTTATTTCGGTAATGAAGTTTTAGAGCATAGAGAACAAAGCGCAGATTTAAACCGTTTAAATGACGGTGCGCCCCTACTTTGGAACCATGATCCTGACAAGGTTATTGGTGTTGTTGAAAGGGCATGGATTGATGAAAAGAAAAAACGCGGTTATGCAAAAGTTAGATTTAGTGAAGAGGAATTTGCATCGTCAAAATTTAGAGATATTAAAAACGGAATTATCAGAAATATCTCATTTGGTTATGTCATAAAAGACTCAGTACAAAAGAAAGGAACTGAGGACGTAGTGATTCGTAACTGGGAAGCTTTCGAAATTAGTGCGGTTGCAATACCCGCTGATGCATCGATTGGGATAAATAGATCTGCTGTTTCTACTGTTTCTACGCAGAAAGAAGATAATATAGTGCAAGAGCGTAAAACCTCAGCGTCTTCTGACGCACCCTCAAACCCTAGTTCTACAGAAAATCAAATGACCACATCCAAAGAAACATTGGAGGTGCGTTCAGAAACTATTGATACCGACAAGGTATTGAAGACTGAGCGTAGCCGTATTTCAGACATTCAGGCAGTTGCAGAAAAGTACGACCTAAAAGATTTAGGTAATGAGTATGTAAGAAGCGGCAAATCTGTTGCTGAGTTTAACGCTGCTGTTTTAAGAGAGTGGAAGCCAGAGGCATTAGCTCCAAAGGCTGACGCTGCTGACATCGGCATGGAAGAAAAAGAGGTTAGAAACTTCTCATGGTTAAGAGCCATGAACTATTTAGCTAACCCAAATGATGCAGGCGCTAGAGAATCTGCAAGTTTTGAAATTGAAGTATCAGAGGCCGCCGCTGCAAAACGTGGAAAGGCATCCGCTGGTATCACAATCCCTAATGATGTACTTCGCAGAGATCTAAAAACTACTCCAGCAACAGCGGGCGGTAATTTAGTTGAAACTGTTTTAGATAGTGCAAATTTCATCGACCTGTTAAGAAATGCAAGCGCATTAAATCAAGCGGGTGCAACTGTTCTAACTGGTTTAGAAGGAAATTTAGCTATTCCAAAACAGACAGGAAGTGCAAGCGCATATTGGGTTGCTGAGTCCGGCGCTCCTACTGAAAGTCAACAGACAATCGGTCAGGTTTCAATGGTTCCTAGAACTGTTGGCGCTTTCACAGACATTTCAAGAAAGCTAATCATTCAATCATCAATAGATGTTGAAAACATGGTTAGATCTGATCTTGCTGCTGTTTTAGCTCTAGAAATTGACCGCGCTGCTTTATATGGTTCCGGCGTAGCTTCTGAGCCTCTCGGTTTACACAATGTTGCGGGTATTGGCGGGCAAGCTTTTGCGGCTGGTAACAACCCAACCTTTGCGGAAGCCGTAGGAATGGAAAGCGACGTTGCAACAGCAAACGCATTGCGTGGAAGTGCTTCTTATATCACTAACGCGACAATTCGCGGAAACATGAAGGTTAGGGCTAAAGATTCAGGTTCAGGTTTATTCCTCTGGACAGGTGACAACACCGTTAATGGATACCCTGCTTACCTATCTAACCAATGTGAAGCAGGCGACGTTTGGTTCGGTGTTTGGTCTGATTTGATTATGGGTTATTGGTCAGGTCTTGATCTAATGGCTGATCCATATACTCATTCAACATCCGGCACAATTAGAATCCGCGTTTTACAAGATTGCGACGTTGCAATCCGTCACGCTGGTTCCTTCTGCTTAGGTGCTTAGTAATGAAGATTGAAGCCCTTCGCACTTTTATGTTGTCGGGTGAAATGGTTAAAACAGGGGAGGTCGTCGAGGCTTCTTCTGTTGATGCCTTAGCACTTATCAATTTAGAAAAGGCGAAAGAGGCAGTCGTTTGCGAGGTTCCTAAAAAAGAGCCTGCGCCAAAGGCAAAAAAAACAACTCCTAAATCTAAAAAACCTTTACCCACTTCTGACAAGTGACTATTCAAAACTTAGGCTCTAAGCCAACGCTAGTTTCATTACTAGGCAACGACGTTGTAGCTGCTACAGGTGTAGGCAGCGCAATTGATTTGCAAGGAAAAGAAGGCTCAGGCGCTTTTATCCTTACTGCTGAGGCAGGCGGTTCAGGTATTACCTACGCGGTAAAAATTACTGAATGTGCAACTAGCGGCGGTACTTATTCAGACGTAACAGACGGCGCATTTACAACAACGGATGCAAACACCGCATTAGTTGAAAAAATCGCTCTTAATGTTTCTGACCTTAAGCGTTACATCAAAGTAAGTACAACCGTTGCGGGCGGTACAGGAGCAGGGGCATTAGCCGTTGTTGCTTTACTTGGTACTAAGTACTAAAAGATTCGGTGTCATTTACTAATGACTTAACTGAAATGTTTGGCGGCCCCTTTGGAGTTTCAGCAACTTCAGGGGGGACAACCGCTAATGGCATTTTGGATTCACCGACATCAGTTATTGCAGGCGATCAAATATTGACAACAGAATATATTTTTCATTGTAAAAATTCAGATTTTGGAACCTTAATCGCTGGAAGTGCGATCACAGTAGGGGGCGTAGCTTATACGGTTAGACAAAACGAAGCGGGATTAGACGGATTAACCCGTGAAATTTCTTTATCTAAAAACTAATGACGACTAAAAGAGAAAATATCTTAGATCAAATTAAAACGAGTTTGGCTAATACCACCAACGTCGGAACGAGGATCTACAGGAGCCGGGTCGTGCCTTTGGCGCGTAACGAATCACCCGCGTTAGTGATTGAACCTGTTAGTGATACTTGTGAACAGAATCTTTCTTTACCTAAACTTGATTGGTCGTTAACGGTCAGAATTTCAATTATTGTTCGAGCTAGTACAAGTGATGATGTTCCAGATTCCGTAGCTGATCCTATTGTCGAATCAGTTCACTCAAAGATGACAGCAGACTTAACGTTAAATAGTACCTGTATTGATGTTCAACCCCAAAGCGTAAGTTTTGAAATGGTAGATGCTGATCAAGCGGCGGGAGTAATCGGGATGGATTTCCTAATTAGATATAGAACTAGCGTTAATTCTGTTACTGCGTAGGCATATCAGACTATTATGTAAGCATATAGATTCAGATTGATTGAGCGATGCCAAAGCTAACGAGATTAAGAACGATTCTTTGCAAAATTGAATCGAGTTATGCGTCAGACCCTACACCAACTGGCGGGAGTAATGCTATTGAAGTACGCAACCTAGAAATCACGCCTTTAGAGGCTGATGTTGTAGAGCGTGAAACCATTCGCGGCTATCTCGGCAACTATCCTCAACTATTGGCACAACAAAGAGTCAGTCTAACGTTTGAGGTGGAATTAGCTTCGAGTGGAGCCGCCGGAACTGCGCCAGCATGGGGGCCAGCCATGAAAGCTTGCGCGATGTCTCAGACAATTGTCAGCTCTACCTCTGTTACCTATGCCCCAGTAAGTAGCTCGTTTGATTCTTGTACTTTCTACGTTGGCATTGATGGCATCAGACATAAAATTACAGGTGCAAGAGGAAGTTTTTCATTGTCAGCAAGTGTTGGAGAGATACCAGTTATAAGCTTTACATTTACTGGAATTTATAACGACCCAACAGATACCGCGTTGCCATCTTGTACTTATGCCAATCAAGCCGATCCTGTAATTTTCAAAAATGGAAATACAACAGCGCTTCAAATATTTTCTTATTCGGCAAGTTTGCAATCATTTAGTTACGACCAAAACAACGAAACAATTTATAACGAGTTCGTAGGTGGTACAAAAGAAATTTTAGTTACAGATAGAAAGCCAGCGGGTGAGGCAGTAATTGAAGCGCCTGCCCTTTCTGCTAAGAACTTCTTTACCACTGCAACAGGATCAGCAACAGGCAATTTAACGTTCCAGCATGGTCAAACCGCTGGTAATAAAGTTACCTTTACCGCTGGTCAAATTGACATCGCGTCGCCTGCTTATACAGAAGAGAACGGCATACAAATGCTTTCCTTACCCTATGTTGCAACACCAACATCAGCAGGGAACAACGAAATATCTCTTGCTTTAACTTAATAGAGGGTCTACCCTGTTAATACGTCTAAGTATTAATTGATGGCATTTGTTTTAGATCAGGAAGAGTCCTATTCATGGCCTTGTCGTTTTGAAGTGCCTGTTAGTGGAGGGAAACACAAGGTAATGACTTTCGACGCTGAGTTTAAAAATATTTCACAGTCTCGTTTAGAAGAATTAATGAATTTACAAAGTAAAGGTCTAAAGACTGATACTGATATTGCAAAAGAAATGATTATTGGATGGTCTGGAATAGTTGACGGTAAAGGCGAAGAAATACCATTTACAGAAAAATCAAAAAAGAAATTATTAGATATTGCAGGCATGGGTAGCCAAATGGTTCAAATTTTTATTTCTAGTAGAAGCAAGGCAAAAGCAAAAAACTAACAAACGCCGTTGAGTATTGGGCGCAAGGCGGCGTAAAAGATGAACGAGAGAAAGACGCCGAAATATTAGGTTTAAAAATGCCTGAGAAAAAGAAAGAAAAAGACTTTGCAGTTTGGCCTGAAAATTGGGATACCGTCGAATTATTTCTTAGGTGTCAAACTCAATGGAATACTTCAGTTGGTGGAGTAACAGGATTAAACTACGAAGGCGTATTAGTTGTCATACAAATCTTTGAGTATGATGATCCCAAAGCTGTTTTTCAAGATTTACAAATTATGGAAGCGGCAGCAATTGAACTATTAAATAAGGAGAAAAAATAGATGGCACAAAAAGCAAAATTTAATATGGAGATCGCCGCCAATGTAAAGGGGGCTAACAATATTAAACGCCTTGGTAATTCAATGCAGGGCGTTCAGGGCAAGGTAAAAAATTTATCAATGTCAATGGGTGTTTTAAATAACGCCTTTCGTGTATTTGCTGGAATAATTGCGGCTAGTGCGTTTACTCGTTTTATCAAGGGTGCAATAGATAGCGCTGATGCGTTTGGCAAAATGAGCGATCAAACGGGAATCGCAGCTAATAAATTACAGGCTTATGTCAACGCTGGAAAATTAGCAGGAGTAGAACAGGCAACAATTGATAAAGGTTTAAGGCGTTTAGCTCAATCAATGCGTGAAGCTGATCAGGGGATCGCTACATATTCAGATTCATATAAGGCATTAGGAATTTCGGTTAGGGATGTTGACGGTAATTTAAAGAAATCAGAAACGGTATTAGGCGAAATAGCTGATCGTTTTGCAGATATGCCTGACGGTGCGACAAAGGCGGCGTTAGCAATGGAAATATTTGGTAGATCAGGAGCGTCGTTAATTAATTTATTGAACGGTGGAAAAGTTGCATTAGAAGAATTTAATTTTGAAACGAGTGAAAATTTTGCACAAAACGCAGAGTTTTTTAATGATCAAGTTGCGACAATGGCAATTAAATTTGATGGATTTAGAAAGCAATTAACTGACGCATTATTGCCAGCCTTAAATTCTATTGCCTCGGCTTTTGGAAAGTTATTTGATAGTGAATCAAACTTTGAATCCTTATTTAAGGTGATCGGTGTAGGTTTAAGGGCTATTTCTGGAACTGTTTACGCGACTGTGGCAGCGTTTAGATTTTTAAGTAGAACAATTGTCGATATTTTTAAAATCATTAATCAAGCGAGGAAGTTTGATTTTAAAGGAGCTGGAGATATAGCAAAACAGGGTTTATCAGATACGCAAGGTGAATTTATGAAGGATATGGAAAATTTAAACAAAATATTTACAGGTAGTGAGGAAGCCCCCGAAAGTTATTTTGCTAATGGAAACAAAGCAGCGGCAAGTTTAAAGATGACAGTAATAGGAATAAAAGAAGAAATGGAAAAAACGTTTGGCGAAAATATGAACGCGAAATTGGCATCGTTTGGCAAAACTATGAATGACTTTGGTTCATTGGTAGGCGATACGATTGTTAAAGCGTTTAAAGGTTTAGAAGATACTCTTGTTAATTTCGTGACAACCGGGAAGCTGCAATTTAAGTCATTAGTTCAAAGCATCATTGCTGATTTAGCAAGATTAACGATAAGAAAAGGGATAACACAACCGTTATTTAATGCGTTTACAAGTGCAATAAGTGGTTCATTAGGCGCACCGACTCAAGCACCCGGCGGCCTGCCTGCTGTCCCTGATCAAATAACACAAACAGGTTTTAATTATTCTAAATATGCAACAGGTGGTTTTATATCAAAGCCTACTAACGCACTAATAGGTGAGGCGGGTTCCGAATATGTCATTAGATCCGATCAAATGGATCAGGCGATGCGGCGCTACGCCAAAGGAGCAAGGGGGCAAAGTGTTATTGATGGCGTAGGTGGTTCTGAAGATGAAAGCGGTAATCTTGTAGGAGCTGGCGCGATAGATGTTCGTTTTGATGTTCAACGTATTAACGCGGTTGATTATGTAACGGCCCAACAGTTTGAACAAGGTATTAGATCAGCAACAGAACAAGGCGCTAGAAAAGGTGAACAGATGACATTAAGACGATTACAAACAAGTCCTAATACACGTAAAAGAATCGGGGTTTAATTATGGAAATAGCAGTTGGTAATTTTTTACTTTTAAATGGCACACAATATAAGTTTCAAAACTTTTTTATTAACGAAACTATTACATATTCTGGAAACGAGTACTCTTTTGCACCCTTTGGATTCTCTGGAGTAAGTGTTAATAGAAATGGTGATGGAACAGAGTGTTCAATTGTTTTTCCTAATAACTCATTAACTAGAAATTGGGCTGATGAAGCTATAAAAAATAAATGGTTATGCAATATAAAAGTAATGATTTTAGACCCTACTGATAACACTTCTTTTAATCCTATGCACACTTATCATGGTCGAATTATGGGAGGTCAATGGAACGAAATTAGTGTTACTTTATCTGTTGGGACTATTCTTGATTCTGTGGGGAGCGATATACCTCAAAGACGGTTAGATAAATCGTTAGTTGGAGATTTACCAACAAGTAGCGGTGTCAGATTGCAGTGATTTAATCGGCTTACGTTATAAACGCGGAGCTGATGGAACGAATGGGGAAATTGATTGCATTAATCTTTGTTATGTCGTTTTAAAGCGATTAGAGATTGAGACACCTCCTTTTGATACGTCTTGGTATGAGGAAAGCAAGTTTAAAATCTTTCGTGATCTTTATTCATGGGGGGTAAGAATTGATAGGCCTGCGTATGATGGAGATATTATTCTTATCCCTGATAAAACGGGGTTTAACTTCGCGGTGTCATGGCAGAAAGGAATCTTGTATTGCAACCCACATCAAAAAATAGTGAATTGGTGTTTGGCGCAAAGCTTCAAAAAACTGTATTGCTTCCGTTCGAGAAACAACTTATAGAAACAATTGGATGTACTGAAGATGAATATAGAAAATTAGTATTAGAGGGAATTAAAAGAGCAAAGACAAGACCCGCCGCATATTCAATAATTCCAGACATTGAGGCAAAAGATCCTGTAACAGCGTTTTTTATTAACCTTGCTGTCAGTCTTGTTTTAACTGGTATATCAATGTTATTGGCTCCAAAGCCAAAGAAACCGCAAGCAATAGATCAAAGGACTTTAGATTCAATAACAGGCGGCACAAGATTTCTACCAACTAGAGGTTTTGAAAGTCAGGCAGAATTGGCAACCTTCGCGCAAGCTATACCCATTATTTTCGGTAAGTACACAGGGACAACTGGCGGGATGTTGGTATCGCCTCCCCTTGTTTGGTCACGGATGTTTTCGCATGGATTACAACAAGGCGTAAAATTAATGTTTGCAGTTGGTGAGGCTGGAAAAGGTGAGCTAATAAAACCAGAATTAGAGGGGATCTTTATCGGTTCAGGTGCATTAGATTCAATCTTTGAAGATACTTTTGCGTTCTATTGGAAAGGTGAAAGCGTTAATAACAACAGTCGAATAAAAGGGACAGATTTGCAATATGGAACGAGGGGGAATGAATCGTCTGGTGATCCTGAAAATAACAATGATGTCTTTGCTTGTCCGACTCGCGATAGCTTGACCGACGAGGCGTTTTGTTCTGCCCGTAGCCTTACCAATAATGCAGAGTTTGGGGTTTATTCTCCTATCGTTAATGGAACGCCTTACAGGGTTAATTGGCGCGTAATTTCAATACCTAGTGATGATGATCCACAAAATACATTAGTAAAAGAAAGGGTAAAGATCGCAGGCGATAAAGGAGGAACGGTTCTTTTTGAAGATGCAAAGGAATTAGGAATGGAAGGGATAGGCCGGAACTATTCGAGCCGTATGGGAATTACAAGAGTTAATACAACAACACTTCCAGAGAACGGCACAAGATTTTCAGAGGTTGATATTGCTAAAGGTCAAACGGTAGACTTCACAATTAAGTCAGGTTCGATTGACGAGGTTTACGGTGACAATGTAACGGTTGATGATATTAATTCAGAACTAGATCAAAGAAGAATTAGCGCTGATGATGCGTTGCAGCTAGGCGAAATATTCCAGATTGGAAAAACAACTTTTAAAGTTAAAACAAGATCTTTAACGCAATGGAAACCAACAGGAAACGACCAAGTTATTGAGCTTGAATGTATCGAAGTAGATACAGGAACATTTGGGGCAAAGGTTGGTTTGGTTAATGCTGATTTATTGGGGCGTAGTTTTTATATCGCAGATATTAACGGCCCAGACCCAACCGATGACGGATATATCCCGAATACAGATTTCTATCCTTTAGCAAGGTCATCAACAGGAATTGTTAGGAATCAACGCCCTTGTGATGTAACAGAAATTGGGTTGCGTTCTAAAGTCTTCCAGCGTTTAACAGGTCTTTGTAATTTCCAAAGCATCCCAACCCCTGACCAATTAAAAACATTTGATGGCGATAAGGTTCAATTAACAAACGGAACGATTACAACCTTTTTAAAACGTGCGTCGGTTTTTTCAATTTATTTCCGTGAAGTTGATACCTCTGTATGGAATTTAGTTAATGGTACTGATAGCACTTTTGGAAGTTTGTTTTGCGTTATAGGTAGCAACCCAACAGAACAATATAATTCGATTCGATTTACTCACCCTGCTTTGAAAGCTTATGAATTTAAGTTTGTTCCTAGAACTGCAAGCTTTATAACAAAGCTATTACCAACAACAAGAGTCGTAAGGTTAAGTTCATCAAAAGATCAAATATCGGGGACTGTTCCCGGTGGTTTTGTTATTACTTTAAAAGGCGAAAAAATAACCGTAGCTGATATTTTAAGGAACGATGAATTAACAAATAAGCCAAGTTCTAACCCTTCAATCATTGTTCGTAGTTATCCGTCATCTGTTCAGATTCAAAGCTATCAGCCGGAACATATAGAAGAAACAAGAATTACAAGCCTGTTTTATCAAGGGTTATTTAGTTCGCCTACAGGTTCACCCGATGGCATGAGAGATAGTTTTTGTTTTGAGGCTTTCGGTAATGCTGATAGCTCTGGTACTCCAATCGGGGGTACAAAATATTTAACAGTTCAGGAAACGTTGCCCGGTAGTGAGTGGGTCAAGATTCGGTATCACGCGCGGCGTATTGAATTGCCCTCTGGCTGGAAAAACCCAGAAACAAACTTTGATGTAAGGGACGGATCGGCGGCGCATGGTGGAATATTTAACCCTTACTTTGTGACTGAACATAAGTTTGGCAATATCAGCGGTTGGTCGTTCTATTGGAAAAATTGGGATTCATCGCAACCAACAAATCCGAATGTAGGTTCAACAGGCGCAGGTAATTTTTATACGATCTACCAAAGCAGTCCTGAATTAGTTGTTTTTGAAATTGGTAATTATAGATATACGGTTGATAGAAATGGCCCATATCCTGACGGGAGCCAACAGGCTGGTAATGGTTTTACCTATTGGGGAGTAACAAGACAGGAAAAAGTAACGCATTACGCGGCTAGTTCTGTTAATAGCTCTTGGACTATTGATGATTATCAAGTAATAGATAGCAGCGCGGGAGGTTGGGCGTTAGGTAGCACGATTTCAGTATCAAGAACAATTACAGGAAGTAACCCTTTCAAAATGGTTCCCGGCGTTTCAGGTGGTTTAACAAGTTCAGGAATAAGTTTGACGGTTACAGGAATTGAAACAGGTGATCAAGCTAAAAAGATTATTCAAGGGTGGTATTACGAAGTATTTGGTAATGCAGAACAATATTCAGCCGGAACAGTAAGAGAAGTAACTAAGACAATTTCAAACCCGAAAGATATACAAGTTAAATTAACCGCGACGGTAATGGATGATTCGGATTCTGAATGGTTAGCGGCTGATTATAGTTCTTTCGTCGATATGGAAAAAGGATATAAAAACTTTACAGCCGAGGTTTTAGCTAATTCAAACACCGCGACAAATTGGGAAGTAGGGGAAGAATTTTTTATTACTGAATCTGGAGGCGGTGGAGGGTGGACAAATTATTCATCAGTTGGCGCAAAATTTAAAGTGATGGGTATCGGTTCAACAAGTTCAGGCGGTGTCTATTCAGCCGATAGAGAATTTGAAAACTTAACGCAAATATCAGATATTAGTTTTTATGGAAATTTAATTGAAAAATCAAATCAAAATGAGCCTGAACATTCCATCGTATTCATTAACGAAACTGTAAGTAATGCAACGCCGCCAACATACAAAAACATGGCAACGGCTGGTTTAGCTCTTAAGGCATCAAGGCGGTTTACTGCTTTGGATCAGGTGCGCGTTTGGTTATCAGAAGGAATCAAAGTTAAATTAAATCACCCTGACGATTCAGGTAATGGAGCTAGTAACTTATTTACTGATCTTGTTTATTATTTATTAACTGATACGACGGCTGGAGCTGGGACGATACTTGGTTCAACTGATGATCTAATTAATACAACTGATTTAGCAAATACATCAAAGTTCCTTAGACAAAACTCTTTATTCTTTGACGGCGCAATTGATCAACCTGTAAATATTCGCCAATACATTGCAGAAAACGCGCCTAATTTCCTTTGTAGTTTCGTTCTATCTGATGGGCAACTTTCTTTAAAACCTGCGTTACCTGTTACACCCGGCGGGGATATATCAACAGGCGCGGTTACTGTTAAACAACTATTTACTAGCGGGAATATTATTGAAGATTCATTTGAATTAAATTATCTAGGAGCCGAGGAAAGAGAGCTATTCAAAGCAGTAATTAGATATAGAGAAACTAAAAAGAATCAATTACCGAAAGAAGTAGTTACTACGGTTAAATATAAAACCAGCCCTGAAACTGAAAGCGTTGAATCATTCGACCTTACCAAGTACGTCACAAATAGAAATCATGCCCGTTTAGTTGGTCAATATTTCCTTGCCTTGCGTAAACACGTAACGCATACAATCGCGTTTAAAACAGCGGCGTTTGGTTTAGATCTAGGGGCAGGCGATTATATAAAAGTAGTAACAGAGGCAAGCCCATATAGTGCGGCAAATAATGGGGCAGTTTCTACAACAGGCGAAATAACTAGCGCTCAAACATTAGTTGATGGTTTCTATAACGTTCTTTATTATTCCCCCGCCTCTGATGACGTAGTAAGCGGTTCAATGCAAGTAACCAATATGACGACAAGCGATGCAACTTTCTTTAATACGATATTTACCATTGAATCAACGGTTATCAGCCAAAATATTTATTTAGTTGAACAGCTAACACTTGATCAAGACAATACGGTGTCTATCGTTGCGAGTGAATTTCCTTGTGATGATAATTCTGTTAGTAAAATGGCTTTAGATATAACTGACGATTCTAAGTTCACTTTTGATTCTTAAATGGCTTTTCCTACACTTTCCCCTAATCGTCGTCAATTCGACCCCGGTTCATATCCTGTTAAAACGTTCACTAATCAAAGTGGGGCAGAACGCCGGATTTTATACGGCAATAAAAGAACAGGAATGAAACTACAACTGAGATATGAAAACATAACTGATACAGAGGCAGAGGAATTTAATACCCACTTTGATGATCGTTTTGGTAGTTACTCAACCTTTGATATACCGAGTGAAGCAAAATCAGGATGGGACGGCGCAACAGGAACGATTGACGCACCCGCGCCGAATAAATGGAGATATGCAACCGCCCCCTCTATTGTTCAAATTAAAAAGGAATTAGTTCTGTTACTGTTGATTTAATCGGTGTCCTATAGACTGCTATGTAAACGTAGTAAAAGGTAATGGCAAAACCATATACAGGGCGTGACGCGAAATTCTTATTAGGAACTGATGAGGTTGGCAAGACAACTTCTTTTTCACTCAATGCAAGCGCGGGGTTATTGGAAACGACCTCATTAGGGGATTCTGTAAGGACGTTCACGCCCGGACTTCAAACGTTTACGGGTAGCGCTGAAATTATTTACTACAAGCAAGACGACGGAACAAACGACGGGTCAGAATTTCTTAGGATGCTTGTTAAAACTGGGAGCGCAGGGTTATCAGATAGCGATAGCAAAACCCTAACTCTTAGGTTTACTGATGGGGCTAGTAATAGTGATGTAACAATGACGGCGTTTATAACAGGTGCAAATATTTCAGCATCACCGGGAGAAATAGCAAAAGCGCAGATAAGTTTTCAAGCAACAGGCGCACTAACTACAGCGACAATCTGATGAGTATTTATCTAGGCGGTTTTGGTAAAGTCATGCTTCAGCGCAAAACGGCGCAGGGTGATTTATTCGCAACTATCAATGTTGATGATGTTAATACGTCAAAGAAGCGCTTTAGTTTTGATGAGGCTGACGAATTAATAACAGGGGATCAAATTGAAATTTCTACAACAAACGGAACAGATCTTTTATTTATTGCGGCGGCTTCATGGGCGGGTAATGCAAGAGAATCAAGCTTTACGGCCTTCGTGCATAAGGATGATTTAGGAGGGTTAAGAATGTATGCGACTTTTGCGAACGCAGTTAATGGGGGAAGTTCAAACGCTTTAACCTTGACCGCAATTAGTTCTGATATTCCCGTTAAGGTTTCTGTTCAAAATGCTATATATCGGATGCTAGGCCAAGTTTCTTCCTATGAACTAAATACAGATGTTGAGTCGGTTGATATTACGGCTTTATCTGATTATCACAGGGAACGTTATAGCTCTTTGATTTCTGGTAATGGGCGTATTACTTGCGCGTGGGATTATGAAGATTCTGAAGGTTCAGGCACTTATGACCCCCCACATTATTTATTGGAATTGGTCACTAGAACAAAAGTCGGGTCAGAATTTGGGGCGCAATTGTATTTAAAGACAAGCGGATATAACCCTAGTGGCATAAGTTCAAATTTAGATGACGAGCTTTGGTATGAAATAAACGCGGTTGTTGTACAAAGTGCAATAAGCTTCAATGTGGGTCAACCCGTAGACATGACTATAAACTTTGTCACTACTGGAGGAGTCGACCTTAAGATTAACAGCGACTCAACCAACAAGATCCTTCAAGAAGATAGCGACGATATTCTTTTAGAACAGGATACAACGGCTAAACTATTACAAGAAACAGATTAACGGCGTAAGATGGCTGATTTAAAAATCTCGCAACTGCCCGCGTTAGGAGATAATCTTGCGACGGCGGATAAAATTGCGGTAGTAGATGGTTCGGCCTCTGAAACGAAAAGCCTGACAATTGCAAACTTATTCAGTGCTAATAGTTTTGGTTTATTAGGTAGTAACGCGATACCGATAGCAAAGATTTCTGTAACTGCGGGATCGATAGCCGGAACAGCCGTCGCAGATTTAGGAATTTCAACGGCAAAGGTCGCCAATGATGCCATTACGGCAGCGAAGTTAGATAATAATTCAAGCGCTCAAATAGTTACATCCTTACCCGGATCAGGTGGTTTTACAGGTCAGATTGCAGCGAATAGTAATGACGGATATGCGGCGAGTATTTGGGACGGTAGCGCGTGGCAATCATTAAAAGCAGCGGCATCGATTAATACGATTAATGGCGATACTACTTCTATTGTTAATATTGCGGTTGCTACCTCTGGAAGTACAAGGGCATTAAGCGCATCAATAGATGATTCAAGTGCGGCGGCTCAATTCTTAGCAGGCCCATCAGGTGCGGCGGGTGCGGTTTCACTTAGGGCGATTACCGGGGCTGATTTACCACTCGCGACTAGTTCGGCTCAAGGAACGATAAAAATAAACGGGGAGGGTTTACGAATAGATACGGGCGTTATTGAAATTGATAATGATGTAACAGCTAGCAGCGCTTATAACCTTGTTTCTGTTTCAGCGAAAGGTTTAGTTAGCGCGTATCGAACAATTACGGCTGCTGATTTACCAGCGGGGACGACCTCAGCAAAAGGGGCGCTGCAAGTAGGAACAGGCCTCGCGGTTAGTAGTGGAGTAATCAGCGTAGACAACACGGCAACGGCTGGAACTTACACAAAGGTCACAATTACGGCCTCTGGTTTAGTAAGTAGTGGAACTACTTTGACAGACTCAGATTTACCGAATCACAGCGCTGGATTATTAACAAGTGGAACATTAGCAGCGGCAAGAATTGGAACTGATTCTGTAGACGGTACAAAACTTTCTAACTCATCAACAACAATATTCCAATCAATCGCGCAGCAAGGTTATCCAACCGCACAATTTAACGGTCAACTATTATTCGATACGGTTTCAGAAGATGCGTTTATTTGGGACGGAAACGCTTGGCAAGCCATAACGACCCTAACTAAAGGATCATTGGTGTTTGGAGGAAATTTCAATTGTAGTACCAGTAAAATGACGGCTTGCACCTCCGCAGGATTAGCGGCGGGTTTAGCTGTTGGCAGTAATTTGCCTACTCCAAGCGATACGACAGATGGTGTATATGTTGTTGTCGACACTGCTGGAACCCCATCAGCTCCAGCCCCAGTAGTAGCATTTTCACCCCCTGATTATATTCTTGGAGTAACTAACAGTTCTGGGTCTTCATGGAATGAGATTGACCTTTCGCAAACAGTTGCGGGGCAAGTAGCAAGCAATATTACTTTCACCCCCTATGGACAAATATCTAGTACAAATGTCCAAGACGCAATGCAAGAGATCGAAACAGAAAAACTAGCAAAATCTGGGGGAACCGTCAGCGGCGAAATATTAATTAGCAATACTGGAAGTTTGGTTTATGAGGGTGCAACGGCTGACGCGTTTGAAACGACAATTGGGGTAGTTGATCCGACCACAGCAGATAAAACAATTAATTTTCCTGATCAAAGCGGAACAGTTTTAGTTTCTGGGGGTGCGTCGATTGTCAATGCTGATGTAGCAACGAGTTGCGCTTTGGCCTATAGCAAACTAGCCCCTCTTGCTAGTGGTTCAATCCTTATCGGAAATGGAAGCAATGTCGCCACGGTTCAAGCTCTCAGCGGAGATGCAACGTTATCTAATGCAGGCGTATTAACAATTGCTTCCTCTGCAATAACGAATAGCAAAATTAGTAGTAGCGCAGCAATCGCACTTAGCAAGCTGGCAACAGGGGCATTACCTACAGCTATCACGGTTACTAATGGAAACGTTGTCGGTTCGGCTGCAATCGCGGGAACAAAAATTTCGCCTGATTTCGGTACTCAAGCAATAACAACTAGCGGTAATTTAACTCTTTCAGCGCAGGCAGATTTAAGACTAGGTGATGCAGCGGGTGGTGAATATGTAGCGATTCAGTCAGGGGCAACGGTTGGAACTAGCTACACAATCGAACTACCTACAACAGTAGGAGCTACAGGAAAAGTTCTTAAATCAACGGTTAGCGGTCAGGTTGCAACACTTACATGGGAAGACGACGCAAGTAATACAGCGGCTAGCGCTTTGACTGGTAATACTCTTGCTAGTGGGGTAACGGCTAGTTCTTTAACTTCAGTTGGCACTTTATCTGGATTAGTTGTCGATGGAGATATGACCCTGACGGGGCAAAGTGCAAATGTTGTATGGGATAAGTCAGATAACGCTCTCGTATTTGCTGATCTAGCTAAAGCTATTTTTGGAACTGGATCAGATATGGAAATCTACCATAGTGGATCTCACTCCTATATTCGTGATGTAGGATCAGGCTCTCTTAAAATTAATGCGAGTGAGTTTCATGTTTTAAATTCAGGTGATACTGAATTTATGGCTAAGTTCATCGGGGATGGAGCCGTAGAGTTATATCACAATAACGTCAAAAAATTTGAAACAGGGGCTCAAACCCAGATCATGTATGGAAATCTGGAGTTAACAGATGGATGGTCGCTATATCTAGATAATGGTTTTAATAATGCTACTTCTCAGGTACAAAATGTAGGAGCAAATGGTTCTAGTGATCTTAGATTTAAAACTACTCCTAATGGTGGCTCATTAACAACAGCTCTAACTTTAGATAGCTCACAAAACGCTGCGTTTGCTGGAACGGTATCAGACAGCAAAGGCAACCTGCGTTCTATACCTCATAACAGTGGAAGCAACACAGTAACACTTGCAGCGACAGATGCAGGTAAAGTGGTTTCTGCTAATGGTTCTGGTGGAGTTGGTTGGATTATTCCAGCCTCAACTTTCTCAGGTGGAGATGCCGTTAGTCTTATGAATAGAAGTGGTGGTGATCTGACAATAACTGCAACCGCATTAACAACTTTATATAACGGAGCAGATGGAGCTAACGTAAAAGCAAGCACATTGACTTTAGCCACTAGAACAATGGCTACTATTTGGTTTGAAGATGCTAGTAATGCTTACATCCAAGCTTCAGCCTTAACTGTTTCATAAGAGGTATTAATTATGAGTCCTATTCAACAAATGTTTTTAGGGGTAGGGGCAAAAAAAACCTCTGTTTTCGTTGACGATATATTTTCGACGTTTTTATATAAAGGTTCTGGGTCAGCTAGGACAATAAATAACGGAATTGATTTATCTGGAGAGGGAGGTTTGTTATGGGTGAAAAGTAGAGATGCTACTGAAAGTCATGGATTATTTGACTCTGTAAGAGGTGCAACTAAACGACTTGTCTCAAACTCTTCTACTTCAGAAAGTACGGATGCAAATAGATGTAGTGCTTTCAACAATAACGGTTTCAGTTTGGGAACTGACGGTATGGTTAACGCTTCTAATGATGACTACACCTCATGGACATTCCGCAAGTCACCAGCGTTCACAATTTGTGAGTGGACAGGGAACGGTAGTAATCGGACAATTTCACATGATTTAGGTAGCGTTCCGGGGATGATTATCGTCAAACGTACTGATACTGCATCGAATTGGGCTGTTTACAATCGAGGTTTTAATGGAGGAGTAAATCCTGAACATTATGTAGCCTTTTTAGACACTACCGCCGCAGCATCATCACATGCGGCTTCTTGGAATAACTCAGCTCCAACATCTTCTGTATTTCATGTAGGTACACATGCAAGAGTCAATGGAAATGGTGGAACATTTGTAGCCTACGTATTCGCAGGAGGTGAGTCCACAAATGCTCTTGCAAGGTCTGTTGATTTTGATGGGTCGGGTGATTATTTAAGTTTTACAGGTATTCCTATTGGAACTAATGATTTCACTCTGGAAGCTTGGATACACCCAGCGGGAGGTTCAAATTATCCTTGTATCCTTGATACAAGAAATACAGATGATGATGCTAATGGTTTGTTTTGGGGGTTAAATTCTAGTAATAGATTGTATCTTTATACTGATGGTGACAGGGTTGGAGGAACGGTAAATGCAAACCAATGGAGTCATGTCGCTTTAGTTAGAGACTATAGTGCGACTACAACAACAATGTATATTAACGGTATTAGCGTTGGGTCATGGACTAGCGATAATATTAATTATTCCAATGCTTTAGCACAAATAGGATTTAGTAATACAACCAACGGTCATCATTATTGGGACGGTAAACTTTCCAATGTCCGAATAACAATTGGTCAAACACTTTACACCTCATCATTTAGACCACCAACTGAGCCATTAACGACTACATCGCAAGGGGCAACAGCAAGTAATGTAAAACTTTTATGTTGCAACGGTAGTTCGACAACATCAGCGACTGTAGGGACAATTACCGCTAATGGCGATCCAACAGCATCAAGTGATAGCCCCTTCGATGACCCTGCTGCATTTGTTTTCGGTGAGAATGAGGATCAACAAGCAATCAAGTGCGGTAGTTATGTTGGAAATGGATCGGCTACAGGGCCAGAGATTTTCTTAGGAAACGGTTGGGAGCCGCAGTGGGTTCTTATAAAAAATACAGAAGAAAGTGAAGGGTGGTTAATATTTGACTCTATGAGAGGCATCGTTTCTGGTGGAAACGATATATTTATGTATGCAGATGCTAATACTGTTGATCAAAGTATGGATATGTTGGATCTCACTCCAACTGGTTTTAACATTAAATCAGATCATGCTTTGATTAATACAAATAATAAAACGTATATTTTTACTTGTATTAGACGTCCAGATGGATACGTTGGCAAGCCTCCCTCACTTGGTACGGGTGTATTCGCTATGGATGTAGGTAATGGATCGACAACTATTCCTGCCTTTGACAGTGGATTCCCTGTTGATATGAATATGAATAGAAAACCTGCTTCAACTTGGAGTTGGCAACTAGGTACGAGGTTACAGGGAAAAGATCAGTTAAATCCAAATACAAGCGATGCTGAAGGAGGAGAATTAGATAAATATGTCTGGGATTCCAATGCAGGCTTTGGAGCAGATAGTGGTTATGACTCAAGCTATCAATCATGGATGTGGAAACGCTACGCTGGTATGGACTGTATTACCTACAAAGGGAACGGAGTTGCAGGTAGACAAATACCGCACTCAATGAATAAAACGATTGAGATGATGTGGGTAAAGAATAGAGATTATGCTACTAATTGGACAGTTTTTCATAAAGGCTTAAATGGTGGTAGTAGTCCAGAAGATTATTATTTATTTTTAGACAATGATGATAATGAAACTACTGCTACTTTTTGGAATAATCAAGCCCCTACCTCTACCCATTTTACATTAGGCACGAATAGCAAAGTAAATTCATCAAATGGTGCTAATTACATAGCCATGCTTTTCGCCAGCGTTGACGACATCAGCAAGGTTGGTAGCTATACAGGAAATGGCCAAAATTGGCATGGCATAGAAGTCGGCTTTGCTCCTAGGTTTTATATGATCAAAAAAGTTAGCGGTTCAGGTGATTGGTTTATAGTAGATAACACTCGTGGGTTAGATGAAAATCTTTACTTAAACACCAACGACGCACAAGGTGGATCGCAACATATAGGGACTCCAAGTTCAACGACTTGGTACATAGGGGCATCAGGTTCTACCAGTATTCTAAATACTAACAACGAAAAATATATTTATTATGTTCACGCTTAGTG